ATTTTCGATCATCTATCGATCTTGGTATCAGGTTCAGATGAAAGTAATGAAGTCAAGGCAATCGATAGGACGATGACCAAACTCAGATCTCTGGTAGAAGAAACTGGAGCTGGTCTAATATTGGTTAGTCACTTAAGAAGACCACAAGGAAATAAAGGTTATGAAGATGGGCAACAAACTTCCCTTTCTAGTCTTAGGGGTAGTTCAAGTATCGCTTGCCTTAGCGACATTGTCATTGGCTTGGAAAGGGACCAACAAAATGCAGATTCTGATGGAACAACAGTGCGAGTCCTTAAAAATAGATTTAGCGGATGGGTAGGTAGTGCAGGTCAGGTGAAATATAATGAAAATTCTGGCAGAATGGTGACGCTTGAAGATACTCCAAACTTTGTAAAGACTAATGGTTTTATTGAATCCGACTTTTGATGTTTATATAACACGAATTAATAGTACAAAGTATTCAGCTTTCGCTGCTTCTGAGAAAGCTAAACGTCCTTTACAAAGTTTCTTCAAAGCTAATGATTTCGTCCATTCCCTTGAAAAGGACACACTTAAGTCCTTTACCAAATACTGCACCAGAAACAAACTCAAAACCTACTTCAACGATACTGTTCGACATAGAGACGAATGGTTTAAAACTTAGTGAGATTACTAAGATTCATTGTTGTGCAATTAGTGATAGTAGTGAGATTAAACTTTATACAAAAACAAAAGATTGGTTAAAAATCTTAGAAGAGGCTGAAGTATTAATAGGTCACAATATTATTCAATATGATATACCTGCTATCCAAAGACTCCACCCACAATTTAATCCCAAGGGTAAAATTATTGATACTTTGGTATTGTCCCGAATGTTTTATCCAGACATTCTTGATATTGACCATAAAAGAAAGTGGAAAGATATGCCAATTCAGATGTATGGACGGCATAAGTTAGAGGCTTATGGATACAGACTTGGGTTGCATAAGGAACATGCTGATATGACAGATTTTTCAGAGTTAACTGACGAATTAGCTGAGAGGTGTAAGTCTGATGTCAAGGTAACTGCTATGCTTTGGCGTAGGCTGCAGCCAAAGGTTGATAAGTACCCTTCTGCTGTTGACCTTGAGATGAGGTTTGCAACTCTTATCTCAAAACAAGAGCAATCTGGCTTTGCGTTTGATTGCGAAGGGGCAATGAAACTAGAAGCAGAGATTGTCTCACAACTGAAGGACATCGATGAAAGATTGAGACAACGGTTCCCTTTCGTTGATGGAGGATTATTCACTCCTAAGCGAAATGATTCTTCTAGGGGATACATAGCTAAAGCCACTATGTGTCGTTTGGTTCCCTTGAACCCTAACTCTAGGGATCACATAGCTTGGGTTTTAAAGAACCATCTGAAGTGGAATGCAGAAACCTTCACCAATACAGGGAAACCAAAGATTGATGAAGGGGTTCTTAAGAATATTTCTGGGGCGGAGGATTTTTTAGCTTCGCTTACTCTTCAAAAAAGACTCGGACAACTAAGTAGTGGTAGCAATGCTTGGTTAAGATTAGTCGGGTCAGACAATCGTATTCATGGAAGTGTTATTACGGTTGGTTGTGCTACTCAGAGAGCTAGTCACATTCACCCCAACATGTCCCAAATTCCTGCTGTTAGGTCTTATTTGGGTTCGGAGTGCCGAGCTTTGTTTGGACCTAACGTTCTACCAAATTGTCCACCCCCAAAGGGATGTTTAAGTAAGAAGAATCCGATGGTAGAAGAGGATTCCCCCAAGCAGGTTGGATGTGACCTTTCTGGAATTGAGGCAAGAGCTTTAAGCTCCTACCTTTGGCCATTTGACAATGGAAAGTTTGCGAAGGAGGTACTAGAGGGCGACCTTCATTCTGCGAACCAACATGCCGCTGGTCTGGAAACTAGGGATCTTGCGAAGACGTTTTTTTACGGCCTTATTTACGGGGCTGGTTCAGAACGCCTAAGCAAGATCACTGGCCAAAATGGTAAAAAACTAAAGCAAAGATATTACAAAAATATGCCAGCTTTAGCGGAGCTTACTAAAAGAGTAACAGCAAAAGCCGAACAGGAGGGAGTTATTAAGGCTATTGATGGTAGACCTATTAAGATTAGATCTCCTCATAGTGCATTAAACTTTTTACTCCAGAGCTGCGGTGCAATTGTAAGTAAGCTTTGGTATAACATCTGCTATGACGATCTAATAAATGCTGGTATGGTCTACGGAAAAGATTGGACCTTCTTAGCTCATGTTCATGATGAAATTCAATTCTCAGTAAGGGGTTCTCTTTCTCAACAACTAGCAGAAATAGCAACAGAGGCTTCAAAAAAAGCAGGTAAACAGCTTAAGATAAGAATACCCATTGAAAGTGAATATAAAATTGGACTCAATTGGGCCGAATGTCACTAAGATTTGTAAAATCTGTGGCCAAGAAAAATATTTAGATGCTTTCCATGCTAATGGGACATGGACAAGACCAGAATGTAAGGATTGTTTTAATTACAAGCAAAGTTTGTATGTAAAGTTACGTAAAGGCCAGACCGCCCCAGAAGTTGGAACACCTTGTGAATGTTGTGGTGCTATTGGCGCAAGTCTTCAATGGGACCATGATCATAAAACTACTGAACATAGAGGGTGGCTATGTCACAACTGCAATACAGGAATAGGTAAGTTAGGTGACAATATAACAGGTGTCCTACAGGCACTTAATTATCTGGTAAAAGCATATAAGGTGGATCAAGATTAAAGAAGGTAGATGCATTTACTAATCGATGCAGACATGCTTCTGTTTCAGGCTGTCAAGGTTTGTGAAGCAGAAATAGAATGGATGCCTGATGTTATTACTACACATCTAAATGTTAAAGAGGTTGAGTTTCTATTTGATTCTTTCCTACAGCAAAAGAAAGATCAGGTAAAAGCTACTCATGTGACTCTATGCTGGACAGCTATAGATAATTTCAGAAACAAAATAGATCCTTCCTATAAGGGTAATAGGAGAGGTACGTGGCACAGGATTAAGCCTGTAGGTTTTAAAGAAGCTAGACGTAGGGTTGAAAATTCTTATCCTTCTGAGTGCTGGTATAGACTAGAAGCAGACGATGTTCTAGGAATCCTAAGCACAAGACTGGTGGATCAAGCACCTGTAATATGGTCTGGTGATAAGGATTTACAACAGATTCCTGGTTTCCATCTTAGTGATGATGGAGAAGTGTACTTAATTTCGGAGGATGAAGCTGATGCCTATTTCTACCGTCAGTGTCTCATTGGGGACACTGTTGACGGCTATAGTGGCTGCCCCACTATTGGTAAGAAGACTGCGGAAAAACTCATACCCATTGAAGACTTCAACGCTACCTCCGCATGGAGAACTGTAGTTGAAACTTATGAAAAGAAGGGTTTAAGTATAGATTACGCATTAATTCAAGCAAGGTTAGCTCGTATCCTTAGAGCTACCGAATACACCCATGATGACATTGATCTATGGACCCCACCAACCCTTCTTACTACGGTCACGACCAAGCCGTAGTTGAATGTATTGACTACATTGAGAGTCATGCATTTGATTTTCTTGAAGGTAACGTAATTAAATACGTCACCAGATATGAATCAAAAAATGGTCTTGAGGATCTCAGAAAAGCTGAGTGGTATCTTCAACGTTTAATCAAACGTGAAGAAGCCAAAATGAAACCTCATGACGTATCCTTGTACAAGTCCTTATTAGAATCCGATGACCCTGAGTTCCAATGCCGAGCTGGTAAAGACATGGATGATTTCTGCGGGCCAATTAACCAGTCCTGACACCCATAAAAACGGTGGTATCCAATTTCGGGAACAACAATTAACATTTGTTGAGGAAGAATTTTATGAACTTCTTCATGCTTTTAAGGCTGAAGGTCGTGAGGAAATTCTTAAAGAAGCTATCGATTTAATTTGGACAACTTACGGATTTTTACATCTGATGGGTGTAGACCCTGATGTAGTGTTTGACAGAGTGTACGCTTCCAATCAAACTAAAATTCCTTTTGAATTTAAAAACGGTAAAGTTCAAAAAGGTAAACATTACGTGCCACCTTCTCTTAGTGACTTATGAAACTCAAAGAACCAAAACTTCAGTACCAGTTCACACCTGCTTTAGCAGTAACAGGGCGTGTAGATAGCTGGCTAAAAGAGCCTACAAGACGCTATCCGATGTCTTGTACTGTATTCGTTGTGGAAGACACAATGGATGAACATGAGGATGGTCTGGAGGGATCTTGGCAGTTCTGTTCTAAAGCATTGCGTTATGGAGCTGGCGTTGCTATCCATTTAAGTAAGTTGCGTCCGAAAGGATCTGAAAATGGGAAGGGACTTACAGCTTCAGGACCATGCAGTTTCATGGAGATATATAGCAAGTTCAACGAAACCCTTCGGAGAGGTGGCGAATTCAAGAATGGTGCGGTTTGTTGTCATTTGGATTACGACCATGCTGATATTCTTGAGTTTATTTCTTATGATCGTGATCGAATACCTTGGGTTAAACGTTGCGTTAATGTTGATGAGAATGTAATCCATAAACCTGATGTTTTAAAGGCCATCATGGATGGTGCAAGTAAAGGAGATATATGGATTGTTAAAAAGCAGTATGACAAAGAAGGTGAAAGGATTTATCACAATGTATGTCAAGAGATTTTAATTAAATCAAGGGATACCTGTCTCTTGAGTCATATAAATTTAGGAGGAGTTGCTTCAATTAGTGAGATACCTAGTGCAATGGTACATGGCATGGAATTTCTATGTCTTCTTTTCCAAAGGACTGGCGCAGATAAATCAGGTATTTATAAAAGAAGGGATAACCAAGTAGGTCTAGGTGTATTAGGTTTATCTAATCTTTTAGCTATTGAAGGTGTATCTTATAAAGCTTTTGTATCAGCTTTGAGGTATAGAAATTTACATCCACATTCTTTACCACCTGCTGGTATAACTATGGCTCATTCAATAGCTGTAGCTTTAGATGTTGGGTATAAAGAAGCAGCCAAAGTAGCTGAAAGGCATGGTATGGCTAGGGCATTTACTATAGCTCCTACTGCATCCTGTGCTTATCGCTATAAAGATAGAGAAGGTTATACAGCTTCGCCTGAAATAGCACCTCCCATAAGCAGGGATGTAGATCGTGATAGTAGTACGCTTGGTGTTCAAAGTTATCAATTTAATCCTGAGTGTGAGATTGCTGAAGAAGTTGGTTGGGATACTTTCTTTGAGTTGAATTGTGAATGGCAAGTCATGATGGATAAAACCAAGAAGGCTCATGCTATCTCAATGAATTGGTGGTCAGATATGGTAAAAATGGACAGAAGTTTTATGGATAGATGGTTAAATTCACCGCTAAAAAGTCTATACTATTCTTTACAGGTACAACCAGATACTCAAGACAAAACAGATATATATTCCGCACTAGGGGATACAGCTATTGTTGATGAGTATTTGAGTGAAATCCTGAATGCAGATAACGCTCCAACTTGTGATTGTGCAGAATGAACCCATACGATAAGCTACTTGCTAGAAAGAGGACATGGACTCCTGTAAAAACTAGCAAAGGATTTATAAAGGATGAAGCAGTCGATGTTATTAAACGTGCTCTGGCAGTACGGCATATGGAGCTTCCAGTCGGGAATTATATCTCTGAAGCTATTGATGAAGTTCCAGAGGCATCTAGAAAACTACTCCTGTCAAACGTTCAGGATGAAATAAAACATGACATTGCTCTTAACTTTGCTGTCGATGCTCATGGTGAAGATCCGCAGTCGGAGGCAGAAGCTTTCAGACTCAGAGACGCTTGGAACGCACACCCTGACCACACCATCCTCAAAGCCTTAGTAGCTGAACGTGCAATCTTCTTTGTTCTTCTCCCTATGTTTAGGTTCCTTGGCGATTCTGGTCTACGCACAATTTCGGCAGACATTTCGAGAGACGAAACCGTTCACGTCGGATCTAATAGCCTTGTATGTCATGAGTTGGGGCTATCTCCTTCTCCTTCTTTGGATAAACTTAGGAAGGCCACCATTAACTGGGTTCTTCAACCTCTAGGAAAATCAGAGGATAGGTATTTGAATAAACAATTCTGGCTAGATCAGAGTGATAATCTGATGTATGCTGGAAAGGCAGAAGGTCTTTCTGATACTCGAAGAGCCAGAATGCCAGCGTTCTTTGAGACAAGCAATCAGGATTTACCAAGTTATGCTTAACAATGATAATGATTTGAAGCCAGCATATGCTTTTGCTTATGTAACTGAGCCTCAAGATATTAAAGAAGAAGAAGAGGTTGATTTATCTCCTACTGTTTTTAAATGGTTTTGGGTTGTAGCAAGCGTTGTTAGCTCTATCGCAGCAAATAGGTATAAAAAACGAGCAGAAGAGAAAGCAAGAAGAGAGATGGCTGCTGCAACAAGTGAGGCTCAAGCTTCACAACAAAAATATATAGATGCAAGAAATGAAGGAGAGCAACAAGTAAGGGCGCAAGAAGCAGAAACTGCAAGACAAACTGAAGCTCAAAGGGTTACTCAAGAAGAATCAGATGCCATATTAGCTCAAGCTAGAACTGATACCCAGACTGCAGAAAACCAAGCAAGAGCTGATGTTAGTGAAGCTACTAGACAATCACAACTTTCAATGGCTTCTGCAGAGGCACAAGCTGAACAACAATTAGCTCAACAAGCACAAGAGGAAGATACTGGTTCAACAGTAGGTTCACCAGGAGTTTCTTATACTCCGGTTAGGCAGCAATCTTCTTTAGGTATAGGTGGGACACAAGAACCTGAAGAAGGTACTGAATCAACTAGTGGTTTAACAATATGATACCTGTACCACACTTAGAGAAAGAAGTTATTGATTATTTGGAATCACTCTATCCAGATAAGGCTCCAGATATTAGTATGGAAGAAAGGCGTATATGGTACGTCACTGGTCAGGTGTCAGTTGTACGGCATTTAAAAGACCAGTATAATTTACAAGAGGAATCTAAGTACAATTAAAATATTATGTCTTGGTTAGCAGCAGCAACTTTTTTATCAGCAGGAGCTACCCTTTATTCAGGGTATAAATCTGCACAAGAAGCTAGGAGGCAGGCAAAACAATATGAAACTCAAGCTGCTGAAACTAAGAGGCAAGCTGAAGCTAGGTTAGCTCAAATGAAAGTCGATTCTAAACAGAGTCGCTTACAATTTGAAGCTAATTTAAAACAATCCAAACTACAATCTGATCAATTAAAAGCACAAGCACTACAGGCTAAAGCGTCAGCTTCACAATCAATAGCACAGCAAAAAACTTCATCTGCTTTAGCTATACAACAAAATAAATTAGCATCTGCTATTGCTCTTCAAAAGAATAAAACTAAAGTAGCTAGCCGTACTCGTAAAAAGCATGGTACTCCTACAGCATTAAGAACTGGTTTATCTATTAAATCTGGTTTAGGTGGCTCTAGTTATTCTCAAGGAGCTGGTACTGCTGGAGGATTAAATGTCTAAAAAATTTACCGCAGAAGGTAGATACAGTTCTTTAGAACCTGAAAAAAGTCTTTATCTAGATAGAGCAATTGAGTGTAGTAAATATACACTACCTACTCTTATTACTGATAACGA